AGTAGCCACCCCCTCTGCCTTCTCAATAAATTCTCGTGTCGGGTGATTCATTTCTCTTCCTATTCTCTTTCCTTTGTCGGCCTGTTTTTTTCATGGGGGTTCGGCCCACAGCGTTGTCTGATGTGGGTGGCTAATTGCTGCTTCCTTCGCCCGTCTATGGTTCGCAGAAATATTTCGACATAAGGAGTATGAACTCCGTCTTTAGGATCAATTAGATCTTCAGTTGCCTCTATCATTTTTTGAATTACGCAAGCTCGGTCAAGATGCTGAGGCGGTCGAAATCCAAAGAGGCTTAATATAGCCATTCTCTTGATATCCGCTGAACTAACATTTATGGTTTTAACAGTGTCTCCTGGGTAAAATTTTCCTCTAAAAATTTCTGACCATGTAGGTGGCCTTGTATTGGCCTCATGAATTTCAAATTCAACGCTATAATCTTTTTCAATCATAAAATTTCCACAATCTTACTCACATACTCAATGCCGTCGGGTGAGTCGATGATGGCGTGGCGTGCCTTTACCCATTTTGATTCTGGATTGTCTGGCCAGAATTTATCAAAGCCAAAAATTTTAGCACAATTCTCCTTCGCGTATTCTTCTGTGGAGAGGAAATCGAGGAGGGTGAAGGCAGGAATGTCATTATAATGCTCTGTGGCATGTAAAATTGAGTGATGTGGCATTGGGTCTCCAGACACATAAAAAAACTCACTATCACTTTTTAAACCAGCGGCATCCAACTTCTTACAAATTTCTTTTGAGAAAAATTTCATTTATGAAACGTCCTCAATACTTTTAATCACCTTCACCGGATACAACTTCAAGTACCCTTCCCGTAGCTCCCTAGAGAGCTTGCTTTCTTTAACCCTTGGGTGTTTCTTATGCGCCCTTGCCGAGCAATATTTTCCGCAAAACCTTGGTGGCATACCACCATACTTAACGCTGTTATTGTATTGCTGCGTTGTATACACTCTCTTCTTCCCACAACGGATACAGCTAATGATTGTTGGTTCGGTTACTAGGTCCATTTAAAGAATCAAAAATTTTATTCAATTTATCGTCATACGCATATTCTGAACGTTCCAACCAAATTTTAAGATGTGCAGTTAACTTTTTATTCTTATTATTTTGAATTCTTCTCTTAATTTTACGTCTCAATTTTTGAATATTGATTAAATTTCTATCTTCCATAAAAATATTGCTGGCATGGGCTGGAATTGCACCAGCTGCGCGAGATCATATCGTCTTTCATCGGTATAGTGGTCCCGCATACCGCCGATATAACGAGGTTTACTCTAGTTATCCTCGTAACTAGCGTGTCACTGTCCACGCCGCCATGCCAGGGTACAACTTTGCTAAAATCCGGTTCTTTTAATCAATTCAATAATGCGTGCTGCCTTTGGTTCCTCTTCAAGTAACCGGGCCAACTCTTTTTTGTCGGCCAATCTCTTTTCTAAAGAATCAATTTCCATCTTTGTCGAATCCAAAATAGATGGCGAATTAACCATTAATTTTGAAAGCCCTGAAGTATGGTTTAATGCATATCGTTCTTCGTATATGTTATTCCTCCTTTGGTTAGTTGTTAAAGTTTTGTGCGGTCAATTAAGCCTTTTTCGAGAAGGGCTTTTGCAACAGCTAAAAAAGTATTTAAATCATTTGGAACTTTAACATTATACATAAATTCTTTAAGTTTTTGTTCATCACTCTTCTCTTCAATTGGCTCGAAATATTCTGGCCAATCTTGCGGGCGACCATAAAGTTTTAAAAGACCACCTTCTGCATGTGTTACATAACCATGAGCATGTTCATAAACTTTGAATTCAGTTCCTTCTTTGCCCCACGGCGTAGATTTTATTAATCGATACCTCATCTCAATCCTCCCATTTTCTTTAATATCCAAATAACACAACCTACACTCACTACTATGGCGAAGAATGCAAAGAGTTCGGTGGTCATTTATTTCTGTTCTCTATTGCTCGATAAACAAATTTCTTTAATCTTGTTTTGGCTTTTTCAACTTCCTTTTTCATCAAGGAAGCCATTGATTTTTCCTCTATACCATTAAGCCTAGAGGCATTAATTCTTATTGGCGTAATGAAAGGGCCAATGCTACCTGTTATGTAGGCAACTTGGTCCCCTGATTTTCCAAGGTCATCTTGGAATTCCGAAAAAGTAAATTTCCAATGAATTTTATCTTTCTTCTTCATTCTTTACACCATCCACCCCTGATCCTCAATCGTGGTAGAGGCCCAAGGGGAAGGGTTATTTAAAATCCATCACATTTCTTGAACTTCATATCGTCAGATGAAACAGCATTGTTGTATTGATCAAGGATTAATTCCTTACTTATTCTTAGAAATCCCCCATAGTAACCATTGGAAGAGTTCCTCATCTCAATAAGAACAGAGCCCTGTTCAGTAGAGAATTCAAAGCCATAAATATTATCGTATTCTTGGCGAGTAGCCATTACTTTTCCCAATTCAATTTCTTTGATAGCTGAAAATGTAAAAGGATATTTGTAAGGCCCTATCGAGACATGATCAAACCAAGACTCTGAGCAACAATCACCAGTAGCATTAAGAAAATAAATGCCATCATCACATATTAGTTTAATTGTTGTTTTGTCCTCATTGATTTCAATGGAAGAACAAGTCTTACCAACAAGGGAAACCAATTCTAAATTATCTTGATAGCTCATATATTTAACCAGCCCCCTCGGCCCGGTCATGTGCCCGGACCAAGGGAAGCTAGTCTTTAGGGGGTTAAAACTTTTTATGTTCCCTGAGTTCTCTTTTAAAATCCAACTGCCACCTTGTACTTTTTACATAACAATCATTCCCTTTTGTAAGTGATATGTTCATGACTTTGATCTTCTCTTCTTTCTTATCTAATAAAAATTTGAAACAGACAGAAAGATCATCTCTAATTTTGTGGTGTGTGGTGTATAATTTAATCATTTTAAGAAGTCCATTCCACCTTAAACCCCAATCGTGGTCGAGGCCCGAGGGAATTTGGTCGTTAGGGGGTAACGTCAACCCTTTCGAGTTGTTTTAGTTCTCCCTGTTATCGGTGGTCATTTATGGCAATAAAAACATTTTCTTCCAAGTTTCAAAAGCTTTTGTAACGCTCCATGTTCCAGGAAACAAATCATATAATTCATCATTTTTTAATTCTCAAACTCTCACAAATTCCCCATTAACCAACGTGTAAAAAATATCTTCCTTTAAAGTTTTTCCGTCGATCACCCCCGCCTTGTAGTGTTTAATTTCATAAAACCCTTCTTTGTTTCTCTTTTCTGAACGCTCAATCAAAACAATGAGACTGCCTATTTTGCCTCTGGCAGTTGAATTATGATCGCCAACAGCGATCCCATATTTACCAACTTCTAATTTCGAGGAGACTCCACCTGCTAATTTCGAGTAGCATCCTCCGGCTAATTGCGAGGAGTCTCCTCCGGCTAATTGCGAGTAGTTTCCTCCGGCTAATTGCGAGGAGTCTCCTCCGGCTAATTGCGAGGAGTCTCCTCCGGCTAATTGCGAGTAGACTCCACCAGCTAATTTCGAGGAGTTTCCACCAGCTAATTGCGAGAAGCCTCCACCAGCTAATTGCGAGTAGACTCCACCTGCTAATTTCGAGGAGTCTCCACCAGCTAATTTTGAGGAGTTTCCACCAGCTAATTTCGAGGAGTCTGCACCTGCTAATTGCGAGGAGGCTCCACCGGCTAATTGCGAGTAGTCTCCTCCGGCTAATTGCGAGGAGTTTCCACCAGCTAATTGCGAGTAGACTCCACCTGCTAATTTCGAGTAGACTCCACCGGCTAATAGCGAGGAGACTCCTCCGGCTAATTTCGAGAAGTCTCCTCCTACTAATTTCGAGGAGTCTCCACCGGACAATTTTGAGGCGTATCCACCGGATAATTTCGAGTAGCATCCACCGGCTAATTGCGAGGAGACTCCTCCGGCTAATTGCGAGTAGTTTCCACCAGCTAATTGCGAGTAGTCTCTACCGGCTAATTGCGAGTCATCTCCACCAGCTAATTGCGAGTCATCTCCACCAGCTAATTGCGAGGAGTCTCCACCAGCTAATTGCGAGTCATCTCCACCGGCTAATTGCGAGTCATCTCCTCCGGATAATTGCGAGTAGTTTCCTCCGGCTAATTTCGAGGAGTCTGCACCTGCTAATTGCGAGGAGTCTTCTCCGGCCTGTATAGCTTCAGACTCTATTTTTTTCTTCTGTTTAACTGAGCTTATTTTCCCCTTAATAAATTCAACAGAAGTCTTTGCAAGTAAAGGGATGTCCCAGGCTATTTTTATTGATGTTTCAGTCTCTTCAATAAGGGGGAATAGATCGAGCATATCTAAATCTATTTTTTTAGACCCATCTTTGTTTTTAATTTCATTTCTTCTTGTTTTTGGTAAATATTTCCCAGCATATAAATATTTTTTAATCTTATCCGTGTTAATATCTTTCGCTATTTTCTCAATATTCACATACCCAAGATGTGCCATTTCAGAATCCCCAACTTTCATCCCTGTAAATCCCAAAAATTTAACAATGTAGTCTATATAACGCGGATGAATATCCCCATTCCCCTTCCCTTTAATCTGCTTATCTTTCTCCATCGTGCAGTGCGGCATATTGTTTGCATCACGAAGAGAATAAACCTCAACGTTGCGGCCATAATAATCAGCGACACAATGACGCATCAAAAATCCTTCACGCTTATAAGCATTCTCACCAACCAGCCTGACAACACGGAATCCGTCTTTAAAATCCAATATGGTTTCTGTATCTGAAGGCAATTCTTTTATCGCGGAGCCCTTTTTGATTTGAGTTTTAAGCCATTTTTCAGCAGAAGCCTTTGCCTGGACATAAGACATTTTTGAAATGCGCTTCGGAACAGAAGTGGAAGCTAAAAAATCTATAATATGTTCAACTTCTTCTGTTTTTAGTTCACGCTTCTTAGCTTCTGCCCCAAGAGTATTGGTTACCCAATCAAGGCCATATTGATCTAAACCAACATGTTTTGCGTACTCCAAAAATTTATTCATAGTTTTATCAGGCTGTTTTGGTTAAGTTCTGCACTACTTCATAAGCAAATAAGGATGGACCAAGCAAAAGAAAAGTAACTACGGCTAAAATAAAGATGATGTGTTTCATATCGTACATCCTTGGGAATTAAGTTTGGCGCCAGCGCACGGCAAGCAGTATAAATCAACTCCGCCGTCCCATGCATATAAAAGCTCAGTGCCTGAATGCTCTCGGCAATCACAGCATACCTCCCCAAGATCATAATTCGCAGGTTGCCAATTATCCATATAGTGGGCGGCCATCAATTTGGATGGAAACACAATTTTGTTGCGTTCTATATGATCTGAAAACATCCTGGTTTCAAATTCCTGCCAGTTAGGAAAAAAATCTGCCCATTCCTCCGCCTTAATAGATGGGCTTCGCCGTCTATTGAATTCATAACAGCGATAATTCAATTCCTTATCAAGGGATGTAATGTTTTTGGTGAGCATAAATCAAACCTCCTTGGTAAATCGTGTTAAAAATTCTCGTATCTCGCCAACAATGTGGACGCGGTTATCTCTTTCATGGTTCTGAAGCACATTGTACAAAAGCGCCAGAGCCTCCCCGAACGCATCAGCAGTTTCTTCAAGGCTATACTCAAATATAGGACTTAATCGAATATTAGTAAATTTCGGCTTTGATTTTATGAATTCTACCATAAAGTATGAACGTTATACAACGTAAAGCGTTTTACGGTCAAGGGTTAATTATAATTAAGTAGCTTTTGTGGATTGTATGGCTGCATTTTTTCTTATTACCTTTCCAGTGGACTCGGACGAAGTTGTCTCCGGCGGATGGGCTGAATCCTTTGACGATGCCGATGCGGCCCTCCCATGGAGCGGCGGGCTTTCTTCCGGCACGGTGCCTGGATGTGTATTTTCGGATACCCTCATCCGATAGCATTACAATATAGCCTTTTCGGAAATCGTTCATTGCTTCGCTTTTCCGGATTTAAGTATATCAAGAATTTGGCGTTCTCTTTCTTTTCTGATCAAGGCGCCAAGATGCTCGGATACCAATGAAATCTTCCCATTTTTTCTTTTCTTTCGTAAAGCCCTTCTTGTATTTTGGGGATAATGAACAAAATGCTTCATCAATTTTTTCTTTAGTGTAACTTGTGCCATAATCTTTGGCTGAAAGATTCTTCATTAGAATGCTGTTGTTACACCATTCTACAATTTTTTTGGCTTGTTTTTTATTCATTTTTCATATCCGTCTAGTTTGCGCTGTTTGTGATGCTGAATCATTAATGTAAGCTTTTCCATTAACATTTCAGATCTATCACAGTCGCCAAAATGATAGGCATGACAATCCAAAATAAAATCTAGTGACTCTTTCAGTAAAACTAAGGCCTCTTCTAATTCAGGTTCTATATTCATGGCTTCGCCTTTCTTGATTTAATTACTTCCTCTACAAGAGCCAAGGCCCGCTTTATCTCGGCAAAAAGAGTGTCGTTAACAATATGTCCTTCCAGTTTCTTGCCGCATTCGGTTAAAATGTAACCGGCTAACTCCAATTTTTCATATTGCTTCATTTGAAACCTGCCCTTTCTATGGAAGATGTAAAAGAGGTTAAATCAAGACAGTTTTCATCTTGAATACACATTGACTCAATTTTGGGTGTAAGTGTTAAAACAGTTAATGCATAAGGTTGATTTAATTGAATTGGATAATGATTAATAAAAGATGCCCATAAAATGCCGGATACAAACATCCCGGCAAAAAAAGATAAAAGTAGTTTCATAATAAAATGTCCTCATATTTGGCGTTGACCATATTGATAAAATCTTGCGCAAAAAGTTTTGCTAAACAATCGCCCCTCCGGCTTTGCCGACTAATGGGCGTAAAATTTTAGGCCGCTGTCTTGTCTTTATGAATTATTTTGAAATTAAAATCCCAGTCTACCGAACGGATACGCTCGGACTCCTCCTTAGTAACCCCATCACGCCAACCCCATACCCATTCGTTTTTATGGCTATAATAAATAAGATTATCGATTGAAAATCCTGAACGTAAAACCTTTGCCTGTGTTTCGGCCTCATAACGTAATTTAGCGCACGCTTCGTCAACTTTAGCTAAAACTTTATCGGCCTCTGCTTTTAACCTTTCAATTTGGGCGGCCTTAAATCTACTTTGCACCTCCTCAAAAGCTTTCTTTGATGGACCTTCAGCTTGACGCTTCGGGCCTATTAATGGTTGCATGACCAATAAAGGTAGATATTCTTCGGTTAGATACTCATTCCCTAAACATTTTGAGCAGGTCAAAGGGGCGTCATGCCCCTGATGCCTATTGCCGCAATAGCCGCAAACATAATGTGCCTGTTTTAATTCGTTCAACGCGTTAATATCGCCCGTTAGATAATACCCTTCTTTTACATGCTTATTTCGGTAAATTTCCTCTTTCCATTCAAAAACACGATAACCCTCAAAAGTGTTGTATTGATTTTCAAATAGAAAAGAGGGGTCAATTGTTTGATCCTCTGGCATCTCGGCCATCTTATGATGCTCGCCACTTATTGAGATGCAATCAAAAAGTTTATATCCCAAAGCGGAACATTCTTTTTTTATTACCTCATATTTTTTTGCGTCATTTTTATTGCTGATATTTAAAAAATATTTATTTATTTTTACCTTTATCATTTTCCATCACCCAGGCCTTTCGGCCAAGGCGCCCTTGTCTTAGTTGATTAAGCCGGTGCTACTTCTTCGGGAGAACAAACCCGAAACGGATTCTCCATTCTCAAAAGATCATAAACATCAGATCGACGTGGCATGACGACACCACAAACTTGATCGCCTCTTATTATAAGCAACGCTAGGTGCTCGCTTCGGACGCACGCCTTTAATGTACATCCTAATGTTTCAATCAATTCATGATATTCCTCTGCTATAGTGAATAAATAATTTCGCTTCTCATCCCAATAAATTGCCATACTTGCGTTGCCTTCTCTATAAATCAACCTTGAAAACTCACAAGGACCGTACTCCTCTATGTTACGCGGGAGAACGCTGGCAATACTCAAAGGCTCATCATCCTTAACAAAAATATCATTAATCCATCTACCGTAAGGCGTCGCGCTCCATATACTATCTAGCGACTTTTCAAATGGCTTATTGGGATAAGCGCAAATCGTCGGAACATGAAATAACCAGTGACCGTTTGTAACATAGTCACCTTGTGGGAAATGCTCATTTCCAGCGAAACATGTCTTAATTAGTCTGTCTGGGCTTTTCGGTAGTTTTATTTTTTTCATTATTCGGCGCTCCTCTTTGTTTTAATGTCTCGTTCAATAACCAAACTTAACCGCAAACTTCTTGCCAATTTTAATGACGCGATCTTTCAGGCCAGAAAATTCAAAAGCTTCTTTTTCGGTGCTGAATAAGAACGCATCTTTTATATTTTTTACTAAAAAGGTTTTTCCGTTTTTCTTAGTCCAATATAAATTCATTATTCGGCGCTCCTTTTTATGTTCCTTTTCTTCCCCAGAACTCCCTCTGGGTGGGTTTGTGGTTGTCTGATCCAACCTCTATCTCTCTACGTATAACGTTTTACATAAACAGTCAACAAAAATCTTTTTTTTTAATAATTTTACCGATAAATTCAATAAAAAATAAAAAAACATATATATAATGCTACGTTATGAGAGCTATTATATAATTTACTTTATTTGGATAATAAAAAACTCTTATAAAACAATTATTTGTGCTTAAAATTTTGGGGGTGTTCAAAATGTTGAATGTTATCAAGTCTATACAACGTGTAACGTTTAATTGTTAATGAATTCAGTTACTTAACTAATGTCGTATAAAGTGTTGTCGCAACATGAAACATGTTGCAGAATGGGGTCCGCAACACACTACATTTATGATTTTAAAGAGGTTTTTGGCAAAAAAAAAGGTATGTTGCGGGTTTTTATAACAATGCCCAACCATTGGGAAGAGACGCCCCTCACAACGTATTACAATAATAATAGTAGTAGTAATAAATGTAATTATATATATATATGTAATTTTGGAGGTAGAAAAGATCAACATTATTATTGTAATCCAATATGTTAAGTATGTTGTGATTTTTTCCGCAACACTCTCCCGAAAAATCACAACACACCCCAAAAAGCCATAACATTCACCACTACAACGTTGATATTATTAATGTTTAAGGAAATTTCATTTTTTGCTCAAATATTACTCTATTCCACAACACAGTTCTAGCAATCCAACACACAATTTTTGCGAGCTGAACAATTTTAACGCTGTTAACAATGTAACAACGCTTGCGAGGTTGCCCTATAAACGGCGATCACATGCCTGGCCATACCTAATGCATGGGCGTTGTGGACGTTGCCGGTATGCAATCTATGTATTATTTATGATGTAATGTAGTGTATGGTAGATTTGTTAATAATGTTAAATATATGGAACGTGCGCGCGCGTAGCAAATTACGTGCTAATGTAGCATTATTTATGACTTTTATGACGTTTAAGAGGCTGACCACGTTAGGGCGTTGCGCGACAGGGGGTTGAGTGGCCTACGCATCGAACATCGGCCGCCATTTTAACATCGTAAAACGTTTGACGTTTCCCCACATCATAAACCATTCCCCACCCCGAAGGGAAAACCCCCAACGTATCACGATTTTTCTTCCCCCCGCCCCCCGCCCATGGTAATTTAACAGCACCATGACTCCACATGAATTTTGGGATACTGATAAAGAGATAGAGTTTTTAGCGAAGATAGGTTCCTATCGCGAGCGAGGTCGGGTTAGTGACCGCAGATTACGGCTCACACTACTCATAAAATATCAGGCATCTTTAACCGCCAGAAAAGTTTGGGACCGGATAAACAGTTTTAGGTTGGAGGCGGCGACGCGGTTGATGATAGAGGATGAGAGGGAGCGATTGAATTTGAAGGCGATAAAAAGTGATTGGGTTGGCCATGTAGATGGAATTGAGGTTTAGTATGGATGAGGAGACGGCAAAGGCATTTACAGCGGTAGCATGGGCAGATCCTGACAGTTTTCGCGATGCGCTTGATGATGCGACGCCATGGCGTTTGGATGTTTTATCTGCGAGAAAAGAGAATGACGTTAACGGAATGGCGCAGGCGGCGGCGGCCGCAGCAGAGTCAGTAATAATAGATGTGATGACAGACAGGAGGAATCCTCCGCAGATTAGGGCGGCGAATGCGCAGTTTGTGTTAGGGCAGGCAGGGCATGGCGAGATAAAGAAAATCCATGAGGTTGTTGAGTATCGAAAGATGGATAAAAATCAAATCCTGCCGATGATTGCGCAGAGGTTGAAGAGCATACAGGAGAAGGATCCTGCATTTGACATATACAAATTACTTTCTGGAGTTTTGGACGCTGATAGTGTTATTGAAGCTGAAGTAGTAGGCGACGAAGTTTCAGATTACACACAAGCCACAGACGAGTAAATCTGCGCGATGCCTTCGCAACATCAATCAAAAGAAGAATTGATAAAATTATTGGAGTTACTGGATAAGCACGAGGCGTTTTTGGAGCGCGGGAAGCTAGCACGTTATAAACCCCATGGCAATGGGCCAGATGGCGGCCAGTTGGCATTCCACAAATCTGATGCGAAGATAAGGTGCGTTGTCACTGGAAATCGGTGGGGAAAAACTGTTTGCAGTATTATTGAATGCATATGGCTTGCTAACGGGACACATCCATTTCATCCTATTCCTGTTCCTAATCGCGGGAAACTTTACGCGGATTCTTTTCCAATGGTAATGGACAACATATTCTTGAAGTTGAAGCAGTGGATTCCTCCGCAGTATTTACATTCCAGTAAACCTTACACCTACAACAACATGGGCATGTTGACTGGGGTTAACTGGGCGAATGGCTCGTTAACCCGTATAGGTTCTTACGATCAGGAGGAGAGGAAAGCCGAGGGCAGCAATTGGGATTATGTTGGGTTTGACGAGCCGCCATCGCGAGAATTGTACATTGCGAATCTTCGAGGGTGCGTTGATACGGGAGGTCGGATGTGGTTTACAATGACACCTCTTTCTGAGCGTTGGGTGTTCGATGATCTTTGGGTTCCAGGCATGAATGGAACCAAGCCATTCGTAAAATGTTTTCGAGGGACGCCTGAAGATAATCCGCATATTGATAAGGAAGCTTTAAAGATGTTTGTTGATGAGTTAAGTGAGGATGAGAAGGAAATTCGTTACTATGGGCATTTCAGCAAGCTTTCCGGTCTTGTAATAGACACTTACGATCCGAATTTATCTGACATTAACCCATTTAATCTCACCGAAGATTATGTAATTTACGAGGGAATAGATCCGCATCCCGAGAAGGATCATTGCGCGTTGTGGAAGGCCATCGACAGGGATGACAATAGGTATGTTGTGGAAGAACTTTCTTGTGCAGAGGGAATACCGGAATTCGGGAGGAGGATAGCATCTGTGCGCCGAAGGCTAACAGACAATGGGGCAATGCTTTTGAGGTCTGTGTGTGACACATCATTAAATACTCGCGAGATGAGATCGCGACTGAATATGAAGGATGAATTATGTCGTATTTTGCGTGAGGAAGGCGAGGATATAATGCCTTACAATGCAGACAAACGCGACAATTTACTACCAACAATTCAGAAGTTAAAGGATTTGTACAGACCTGTTTTACAGTGTAATTCAAAAGATAAAGATATTGTTAATGACAAGCCGGTTCCAAAGGAGTATATATTTAAGAATTGTGTGAAGTATAAGTATGAATTATTGCATTATCAGTGGCCGGAGTCAGTGCATGATAATTCCAAGCCGCTACCTAAGTTTGACGATTTTATTGCCTGCAATCGTTATATAGAGACATTAACACCTCATTTTCAAACACCAGGGTCCAGATTCATGCAATATAACGATGGCAGGGCTTACCAGAAGCCGGAGAATTCTAAATGGCTAAGAAAATTACTATAAAAGGGAAATCAGGCGCCAAAACAGGGAGTGTTTCATCGCCAGTTGATCCAGTCTATAGATTACCAGACATGGAGGTTGATACTGTTTTTCTGGTTGAGAGGGCGCTGGAGAAACTGTCTCAATTTCAAGCGGACAGACAAAGCTGGCTTTCCAGGCGCGAAGAATTTTATTTGAGTTGGGATGATTATATTTCACCTGTAGTCAAAGGAGCTTGGGCAGGGAGTTCGAATCTTCATTTACCGACAACGGAAATCCATATTAATCAGATGCACGCAAGAATAATGCAGAGCATATTTTTTGCGCCTATTCCTTTCTTTGTTGATCCGCAGGAGGATATGGATGAATTGCGTGTGAATAAGATTTACAACCACATGAAATATATTCTCATGAGGTATTGTAATTATCACAAGGGGATTTTTAACGCTATTGATGATTGGGCGATGGATCTTTGTACTGACGGGATGGGGATCCTAGCACGCGGATGGGATGTTGTTCAGCGTAGATTTTTGGCTGTTGAGGAAAATGAATTTTTTAAAAGCCGCAAGGTTGATCTTGAGCGTGCATTTTCTGAGGATGTTGATGAAGATGAATTTTTGAGCATTTCAAACGATCTTTTAACTCATCCCTACATAGAGAAGATGAAGGTAAGGACGGCATTTAACGGACCAACCCTTGAGGCGGTTGACCCTGTAAATGTTTTATTTAAGGGTGACGTGGTAGACTCTACTGATCTTGACAGACATGAAACGGTCATCAGGGTTTGTTATTTTACGCGCAATCAACTTTTAGCCTTTAAGGACTCTCAATATTTTGATGAAGAGGTTGTGGATATTATTTTAGACAGAGGCCCAGATAAGATTGGTGGAACAGTGGTATCTACCAAACATTCTCAGCTGATAACGGCAAAAGATTCTATAACAGGAATAAACACGTTGAATTCCTCTTACGAGGAAGATTCTTATGAGTTTATTTGTGTGTTTGATACGGTTAACCCAAGAGGGAAACATGCTAAGGAGATGGCTGATCGTATTATTTATTACGTTCATCCGGCATCAAAACAATTAGCGCGATGGACATTTCTTGATCGTGTGAGTTCTACAGGAAAGATTAATCTTCATTTAGGACATTTGTTTCGCAGGCCAAGGAGATCGACAGGACGAGGCATTGTAGAAACCTTGTATTCCACAAACAGAATGCAGGATATTTTGATCAATCAGTCGATTGACGCTGGAACATTGGCAAACACCCCCATGGGTGTTTATCGTGGAGGGGGAAGTTTTGATCCTGAAGAGTTTCAGATAACACCAGGGATGCTTTTCAAGACAGATGATCCGAATCAGGATGTGAGATTATTGACATGGCCGATTAATCCTAATTGGAGTACTCCAGTCCAAGCTTTGCTTAGTCAAATGGCAAGCCAGTTAACATCTCTTGGGCCGCAAGCAAGTGGAACAGTTTCAGGGGCTATTGGACCGTTACGATCTGCGGCTGGAGTGCAGGCATTGAATGCTGCATCAGATATTAATCATGATGTTCTTTACAAGAGAATTAACGGACCTCTTTCTGAAGCTTATGAAGGTTTGTATGCTGACTGCCTTGATCGGATGCCTACGGCACTTACAATTTCAGTTGTTGGAATGGATGGGATACCAGAATTAAATGATGAAGGGAAGCCCGTTCGTCTTGATGTTACCAAGGAAGAGTTAAGAAGTAAGGTTCATTTTGGATTATACGCAAATTCAAGCAATATGAATCGGCAGGCACAGCTACAGATGTCTATTCAGATGTCACAGATGTTATTTCAGAAAGCAGCCATGGTAACCAATGTTGTTGGGCCTAATGAAATTTATGAGGTTTTAAAGGACATGCTCATGAATATGGGCAAACAAAGGATTGAAAGATTTATTAAACGCCCTGGGCCTGAAGCTGCGCTTCCTTTAGGAGCTGAATTGTTTGCCATATCACAAGGGATTATGCCGCAGATTGTAATGGCCGACCCTGAGCACGAGGCAAAAATCAGTAAATATCAGGAGTATCTAAACCAGCCAGATCAAGTCGCTATTGAAGTGCAGAATGGACAATTGAATCCAAGATTTTTGGAGATTTTGAAATTGGCGATTGCAAAACATGAGAAATTTCTTGAGGCATTAAATGCTGTTCAATCTCAACAAGGGAATCCGACGGGAGCACAACAATCTATTACGCTTGGGTTGCAAGGGGGGCAAGAGCCGGAGCCGCAGAATGAACAGGTTCAAGAATCACAATTTACAGAAGGAGTTGCGCCGCAGGGGCCTAATCAAACACCATTCAAAGGAGAATGACAATGGCAGACGAGAAGAAAGAATTAAAATCGACGGAAGAATATGTTCCGCACCACGTAAAAGTTGGAGAGGCAAAGAAGCAGGCGCAATTTAACGCCAAGAAAAATGCCGAATTGAAGCGCAAAATAAATTTGACAGAGAAGCAGATTAAGGCAGCAGAAGCTATAGTCAAATTAATGCATAATGATGATTTTAAATATTATCTTGAATGCGAAGCAGAACTTCAGGCCGAGTCTGTAATGCACGCTTTTAAAAGGAGGAGTGCTTTTCAGGAAAAATCATCTGAAAACCAATCTATTGGAATCTCTTTCGCGAAAACTTACGGAGAGGATGTTTCATATAATGAAGGGTATCAGGCTGGACTTTTTAGGTTTAAAAACGAACGAGAGGCTTTGATTAAAGTCTATTTTGAATACTTAAATCAAATAAAGGAGGAGGGGAAAAATGAGAATTAAAAAAATAAGTTCAATGTCATCTGCAATAAAAATGCCCAAAATGGGCGGTTTTGGATCGATGGGGACGCACTCCTTGACAGACAAGTCCGGATTTAATCCACTCAAAAAGAGACGCGGGGACACCATTAAAATAACAAAACCATACACATCAAATTTTAGCGTTACAAAATCAATGAAGAAAAAAACCAAACAAACTTATTAAAAGGAGTTTTATATGACTGAAGAAAAAAAAGAAGAAGTACCTACACAAAAATTTGATCCTGTTTCTTTTAAAAATGAAATCCTTGAATCTGTAAAAGAAACCAACAAAAACATTATAGACACTGTTCTTGCTTCTAGAGTAGTTGAAAAAAAGGATGAGCCTGTGGTGAAAAGTGTTTCGGCAGGCAATACAAACGTTGATTTTAATGTTGAGGAATTTAAATCAGAAATGGAAGCCATTGGCATTGATGAGAATCAGGTTAAGGGGATGGTTAACTTAATGGGTAAATTAATGGCAAAAAAAGCTCCTGATTTAAAGCGCGAGATTATAAGTGAGGTTGACGAAAAAACTGACATCAAGGAAAAGAAGGTTTATCATACTCAGAATATTAGGATGACTTATCCCGATGCAGACAACAAGGGATCTGAATTATTTAAGATGGCCAGGATTATTTACAATCAAGAGATGAGTGATCAGGCAAAAGCTGGACCAGACGCAGAAGCGATTGCGGTTGAACGTGCCGCCGCCAGACTTGGCATCAAGCCGCTTACTATGGCGAGCGTTAAATCGAGGGATGCAGTTCTTCCAGCGGGAGATGGATCTGGATCGGCACCGCAAAATGAAGTCAGTAGATCTCTTGCTGATTTTTTTAATGTTGATCATTCTTTGGTAAATAAGAAATTTAAAGAAATGAACAGCCCTGCTAAGCGTTAAGATCTTAGCAAGCCAAAATATAACAGATCGTTGCGGAAGGCGTATAAGGAGGCGCAAAATAATGAAGAATCTTAAAACTCAACAATTTAAATCCTTAGAAGGTAGTTCAGTAAGTGATCTTGTTAGGCAACAACATATAGCTTCTAAACATGCTTCTATCCCTACACACCTAGTTGATAGAGAAGAAAAAAATAGTAATAATATTATTAGGTTAGATAGAAAAAGCAAAGAGGGGACAGAAGAAAAGTCAAAATGAACTTTTTGCTTAACCGATCAAGTATAAAATCATACCTTAATGGGCACGAACCGATTGCCCATTCACAAACGCACCCAAATCATCGGCATTCTTGTTGACGGTTTACGCGGCTAACCAATGCTTTCTCAAAGAAGCTTGAGAGCCACGAAGCGGCTATCGCCCTTCATTTCATGTATTATAACTTCGGACGGGTCCATAAGGCCCTGAAAGTCACCCCTGCGATGGAAGCGGGGGTTTCGGGCCACGTTTGGGGGCTTGAAGAAATTGCGGGCTTATTGGATAAGAAATCAAACTGAGACACTACCTTCTCTTCCAGCTTCTCTATAATTTTGTTTTCACCACTAGAGGTAATAGTCCATTGGTCGCGCCCCTTACTTTCAAGGTATCCATATTTTTCTTTATTGACCATATAATGCACTACATCACATGACGCTACAAATAGTTCTTGCTTTTTTTTACATTTAACATCAATCTATGGAAAACAATGTCAATTCCTACTCAGACAAATCAAAATATACGCATAAACCGCAGGGCAGTTCAAAGTTTTGACAATCCAATAAAACTTGCTTTTGATAAATTAAGTGCAGAGAAAAAACTAGAACTACTTAAGAATCATTATAGCCGAAAGCAATTATTAAGCATTGATGAAAGTATTTTAAAGTCTAATCCAGACAAGCATTTTGTATGGATTAATATGAATAAGTTACAGATGAATGGCATGTGGCATGAGGAGGGGTACAAGCTTTACAGGGCAAACGAAGATAAGGAGTCAATGCAGAAAGAAAATTTTGGGGTGGCTTCTGATAATTTTATTCACAGAAATGAGATGGTTTTAGCTTATCTTCCTATGGAGGAATATCTTGAGCGAGAAATGGAAAAAATGGTTGCCCGTGAAGGGCGTGATGTGACTGATGTGATCACTAAAAATGATGCCATGGTAGGATTTCATCCTCATGGAAAAGAAACAAAAGAAACTATAAGGATTCCGGCTCAGCAGAGTCAATAAAAGGAGAACATTATGGCAAATGTAGATTTCCCTCGTGGAGCAATAGTTATTCGTAGCAAAAACGGCGGGCCTGGCGGTGTTGAATATTTCGATTTAGCATCTACAAATACCGCTATTGGCGTTGGTGATATTTTAGAGCGCAGGGCAGATGGTTTTGTCTGGCAAGCAGTTGCTTCAAGCCGACAAATTGTTGGGATTGCGCAAGAGGCAAAGGCTGCAAACGTAGGCGGAACGATTGCTGTTCATCCCGCAAACAATGTTGTTTTTCAGATGCAGGTAGATGATGCGACTGTAAACGCTCAAACTGACATTGGCCTTAATTATGATTTTATCGCTGGAGCGCCTGTTAATGGGCGTTCAGTTTATGAAATTGATGGTTCTACACAGGCGACAACAGCCACTCTTCCAATTTTGATTGAAAGGGTTTCTGATGTTCAGTCAGAAGAAGGGAACGCTCTTGGAGCGAATGTTTTGGTTGATTGCGTTTTCAATGAATGCGCATACCGTGGCGGCGGCACAGGAATTTAATTTTAACTTTAAAAGGGGAATATCATGACCACTCAACTGCAAAGTAATTTTCCTGATTTTTTTGGGACAACAAAACTGCCGGAATTAGGGGCTGTAATTACTGTTAAGAAGGAAAGTTATCCTTCGATGATTCCTTTCATCTTTAATGAAGAGCCGATGGATAGGGAGATCGATCAGTCTACTACATTTTCAGGCTTAAGGAATCCTTCTTTGAAGCAAGAGGGGCAGCCTGTATCTTTTCAGACGATGTTCCCAGGGTTTGATAAAACCTATACCGCCTTATCGTATGCTACTGGGTATCGAATTACAAAAGAGATGGTACGTGACGGGAAAATCAACATGATTAAGCGAGCAACCGATTCATTTGCAAAAGGCATGTATGAAATTCGGGAACTTAAGGCCGCTCAAGTTTTTGATGACGGATTTACAGTTAACGGGCCTGATGGGGTTCCCCTTTTCTCAGCTGTTCATCCGCTTGAGAACGGCGGAGGTGCTGTTGGAGCAAATCGACCGGCTGCCGCATCTGTTCTTTCGACAACTTCGTTTAAAGAATTGCGCAATATCATGCAGAATACCGTGAATGAGCAGGGGCAAAGAGTGAAGTATATGATGAACACTCTTTTGGTTCCTCAAGCCTTACAAGACACAGCTCTTGAGATTATTAAATCAAGTCACAATCCTAACAACGCAAACAATACAATCAATACTTTATATGGTGTATTGAATGTAGTGCCTGGGGATTGTTGGCAATATCTTGAAAGTGACACTGCATGGTTTATACTTGCCAGTAAAATGGATCACAATCTTAAATTTCGTGATCGTCAGCCCATGGAAGTGACTACCGATTATGATAAATATTCTTTCGCTCATGAGATCATCGCTGATTGCCGTTTTGATCAGGGATATGATACATGGCGCGGAGTTTGTGGCAATCCAGGAGCTTGATAAATTAACAGGAGAAGGCCATGACAACAGAATCCGGCAGCAATTTTTTTAATGTGTCCGCAGAGAATTCGGCAGTTTCAGTAGCTTTAACTGACGGAAACAATCTTGCTATTTTTGCAAAATGCACCGGAGCGCCTCCTGGCACAGCGGGCCTTTTTGCTCATGGCTGTTTGATTATTAGGACGGATTCTGGCACTGGAAATCAGTCTCTTTATGAGAATACAGGAACTACAGCAGCGCCTGTATGGAATCTTGTTGGAGCAATCTCGGCGGGAGAAATAACTCTAGCAGAAGGTAGTATTCTTGTAGGGTCGGCAACTGGCGTCGCCACAGCATTAGATGCAAAAACAAACACGCAAGTGCTTGTTGGAAACGGGACAACAATAACATCTGTAGCATTAAGTTCAGATGTAACCATGACCAATGCAGGAGTTGTTACAATTGCAAATAGCGCAATAACAGATGCTAAAGTATCGGCATCGGCTGGGATTGCATTTTCAAAGCTGGCGGCATTAACAAGTGCAAATATTCTTGTTGGATCCGCCGCCAATGTGGCGACTTCTACAGCGGTGACTGGAGATGTCACAATAAGCAACGCAGGCGTGACGGCAATTGGAGCTGCAAAAGTTCTTTCTTCGATGTTAGCTCCAAGCACAATTCAATATGCAACAAGGGACTTGTCAGCGGCTCAGGTATTGGCATTAAGGGCGACGCCACTTGAGGTTGTTCCGGCGGTTGCTGGTTCAATTCCTGAATTTATTTCAGCTGAATTAATTTATGATTTTGGCGGAACTGCTTATACGATCACGGCGGGCGGTGATGATCTTCAGTTTAGATTTAATAATGGAACTGGCGATTTAGTTTCTGAGGTTGTTGAAACAACTGGGTTTTTAGATCAAGGTGCAGATACAGTTCAAGTCGTAGGCAAGGCATCCGCATTAATTTCTACAGGAGCCAATGCTAACGGGGCTTCGATTGTCATTCATAATATTGGGGCTAATGAGTTAACGCTAGGAAATGGCCTATTGAGAATAAAAGTTGCGTTTAGATATCATGTTTCTGGCCTTTAAAATTTAATCGGGGTTCCGTTCTAATCGGAAATAGAAACCTAATAAACCTCCCTAACCCCCATACGGGGAGAAATGGAGGTTCCCATGGGAGCATCAATATATAGCAGAGAGTCTGCTATAATCGACGGACTAATCACAAATGTTGCGTCAGGTGATTTAGGAGACGCAAACACTTCCTTTACATATATAAATCTTGCAAGAGATGGGATGAAGCATCTTTCTCTTGAACATATCATTACAGCAACAACTCTAACTGTTGAGATGTGTAATCTTGGCTTGTCAAGACAAGAGGCTCAAGGCACGACATTAAAGGGTTTGGCTACAGCTACAAGTGCAGGAGGGACGCAAATTACAGACTCTGGATTAACCGCAACCTTCCCATCTGATACCGATTTAATTGGCATTCAAGTAAGAATCATTCAAGACAATACAACTCCATCCAATGTTGGGCTTACAAGAACTGTGACTGCTTATACAGGGGCTACAGGGGTTATGACCCTATCTTCAGCTACTGGGGCAACGACTTCAGGGGTAACTAAATATCAGCTTGAAGATTCTACGTCAGAATGGGGCCGTAAAGTTACAGATCCAACTTCAGCTCAATGGAGAGACGTAACTCTTATTCTTACAGGCGCCGCGACTCATACAGCTTCAGGAGTATGGTTTTTCGACACAGATATTATGATTGAAAGACTGAGAATTCGCAGATTGACAACCAATGCAATAAACGCCTTATCTCTTAGGCTGGCAAGGGGGCGATAATGAGCGATTCGTTGACAAGTGAATTAAATTTTGGTGGAGCTGGGTTGATAAACGGGAGTATATCTTCTGGTCAAATAGCTTTTGGCTTTGCTGCCGATACCATTGCCGGAGACTCGGCATTTCAGTGGGACAATACAAACAAGATTCTGCGCTTGGGGACTATTGCGGGAGCAACAGCGGCAAGGTTTTATCTTATTGATGCGACAACGATTACCTCAGGATTGAGGTTTGCCAACCAAACGACCGTTAACGCAAATGCGGCTGGAAATTCAACCGCTTCATATGGCGGGGCTTTTTATACTGTAGATAACTCAGGCGGTGGTGCCGTCACTTATACCTCTCCAACCTACGCGGCAGGTATTTTTGTAGGAACAAACAATAAAGCAGGGTCTACAATAAGCGCAACAAGGGCGGCTGGTTCGATTTCAAGGTGGAGTAACGCGAATGGAACAACCAGCTTTGCCGCAGGCAGTTGGAGCGAATTAAGCCTCGGCGGTGGAACTCTAACCAGCGGGGCCGCTGTATATGCCGCTCCTATTATTGGGGGAGCTGGGGCAGGGACGACGACTTATGGGTTATTGGTTGACCCTCCTGGTGCTGGCACTACTCAATGGACGGCGGCTATAGGGACAGGGAACAGTTATGTGGCAGGGAGTTTAAGAGTTGGGGCTTCTGCGGCGCCAGATGCAACTTTAGATGTAACAGGAAGTATTTTGTCGGCTGGGACTACAGGTGCGACACCTGTCTCTGGTGCAGGCGTTCGTTTTATGTGGGTTCCCGCAAAGTCTGCCTTAAGAGCAGGAAAGGTTTCAGGGGCTCAATGGGATGATGCAAATATAGGCTCATATTCCATATCTCTAGGCCAAAACTCTCAATCCGCAGGGGATGATTCCGTTTCGTTAGGGTATGCGAATATCACTTCAGCCCAATACGGCGTTGCAATCGGAGAGCAAAATAATGTCAGTGTGGTTGATGGATATGCTTTCGGAAGGGCAAATGTTGTCGATACCAATTCTTATGCAATGGCCATTGGGTTCAGCAATACCGCAAGCGGAACTGGAAGTAACTCTGCCATTGCCATCGGGACATCAAACCTTTCCAGCGCAACAGGAGCCATTGCAATAGGCACGAGCAATACAGCCAGCGGGCAATACGCCACGTCTATCGGCGGAAAAAATCTGACGGTAAGCGGGAATTATTGTTTTGGAATAAATCTTGATGATACGGTTCGAACTCTTTCTCAAGTTAATTCGATGGCCATTATGGGCGGGAATGTCGGGATTGGAGATTTGACACCAAGCCATCCGCTAGATGTTTCTGGCAATGTGGCTTTGACAGGAAGATTATTACAATCTCAAGGAGCCGATGTTGCCAGTGCAAATGATTTGACTCTTGGCAGTGATGGAAACACTTTTGAGATCACAGGAAATGTTCAAGTAAACGCGATTACTACGGCGACATGGCAGAATGGCTCTTTAGTTACTCTAGGGTTCTCTGGCACGCCGACAATCAAGCACAACACAGCGGGAGGAGCGGGGACAGCAAAGATTTATCTTTCTGGCGCGGTTGATTTTGTAGCCGCTCCAAACGATACATTGACATTAAGGCTGATGGAAATTGGAGGAACTCAGGGTTGGTATGAGGTGGCTTAAACGGTCATTTAAAGTTTTTTACTATAAATGACATCTTGGCAGCGATGTCATTTTTTTAATTTTTTAATTCAAGACAATCTATTTTTTATAATTTTATGACAGAAAGCAAGGGGTTAGACATTGAAACTATTGAAGAGATTATGAGTGTAAAAAGCTCTATTAATCGTTTATTGGGGCATTCTAATGAGTTTAAAGAGTCTTTCCATTTAATGAGTGAAAAATTTGACGCCTTAAATAAAGTACTTCACGAAGAAGTTGTAGCTAGACAGAATTCAGATAGTCTTATTATTGAAAAATTCAATGATAAGATTAGCGGAATTTATAGATCTGTAGCGGCGTCATTGATTATCTGGTTATTTACTATCGTCAGCGGGATATTTGTTTATATAATTAATAAAATTTAATAATGGCAAGTAGGGATACAAAACTTCTCGATCCTAATTTACTTAATTTATGGCGCAAACTTTATGAATTTTCATTAAGCAAGGGGATAGATGTAATAATTACATGCACTTACAGATCAGGAGCAGAACAAAATGAATTATATGCTCAAGGTAGAACAAAATCAGGTAGAATTGTTACATGGGCTAAAGCGGGGCAATCAAAGCATAATTTAATGCCATCAAAAGCATTTGATATTGCTATAATAAAAAATGGAAAATGTGTTTGGGATATTAGCGATCCTTCATGGGAAATAGTCGGGAAGACTGGGACTGAACTTGGGTTGAAGTGGGGCGGAAATTGGAAAAGTCAAAAAAGGGAATTTCCGCATTTTGAAATAGAATAATATGCCAGCAGACACAACGTCAATAAAAGTAGATACGTTTGGAGATGTAATTTCTATTGTAGAAAACAGAGCCAGAATTGCTGGGACTGTTCAGGATGCTGATAAAAATTTTATCAAAGGCGCTATTAATGAATTTTACATAAAAATTTGCACTGAAAGAAACTGGACATGGAGAAAATTCGACAGGGATTTTATTTTTGGATTGGCAATAACTACTGGAACGGCAAGTGTAACTTTTGGGAGCCGCGAGGTTGTATTTACAGGACTAACACTTGATGCGACGCATAGAGGGAGATCATTTCAAGTTACTGGGACTTCTGAATTATATCGAATAATAGGAATTAACACAGCCAATAACTCCGCTCTTTTATCATCATCTTATGCTGGGACAACAAATGCATTAGCAACGTATAAGATGTATCAATATGAATTTCCATTACCGCCTGACTGCGACACTATCACTCAAGTTTATATAGATAATAGTTACAGCGCATTTGGTGGCTCCGCTGGCGAACTTGAAGAGATGAATGTTTTGGAATTTAATAGGATTCTTTCAACAAATCCAAATTGGCGGGGGACTCCTGCTTATTATAATCGTGATGGGATGATAAACACAGAAACATTGCCACCCCTTGATGTTCAGGTTTTAGATTATGATTTTCTTGGAGGTGAAGCCGACGAAGATGTAAGTCGCTTGAGAATTTTTCCAATAGAGCCCGACACGACAAGATTAATTCACTTAAATTATTCAATTCAGGTTGAGCCTCTTATGGAGTTGGATCAAAAGCCAATCATGCCAGTGGATGATAGATGGATACTTATTCATCATGCTCTTGGAGTATGGCACGCTTCTAATAATTCCGGAACTTTAGCTGATAGAGAGTTTGCGATAGCAACAAAAATGCTTAAGGAAATGAGAGCGGAACATCACAAAACAGACATTAAGCCAAAAGTTATTATTCGTAAGGACAGATATCAAAGAGAGCATTTTCGTAATAGAGATGATGAAATATTCAGGATTTCAAGAAGGGCTGAGTATTAAAATGATATGCCAGAGGCAATATTACAGCAAAAGATTTATCCTTATGATGGGCAGCAGGACTCTACTCGCCATCCTCTTTTAATATCACCGACTGATGTTGTCGATTCAGACAACATTATCTATACTACATATTCAACAAAAAAGAAACGTCCTGGGATATCTCCAGCATTCACTAATAGACCGGCAGGAAATGAGCCTGTTTTAGGAGGAGTGGATTATTGGCGACTCGGGGTCCAAAAGATTGTTTATTTTCAGAATGGAAGAATTTATGCCGCAAACTTACTTGGACAAGTTGATGACATTACAGGGGCTAATGTTTTGCCAAGCGAGGCCACTGTAACTTTTGTGACATTTCAAGGCTTCCTTGGAATTTTCTTTTCAGATGGGATAACTTCTCCGAAGGCATGGACTGGCTCAGGAACTATATTTGATCTCATAGCCGACGTTCCGGCATCGGGGATGCCGAAAGCTCCATTTGGGAGGATTTGGCTTAACAAATTATGGATTCCAGATCCTGGCAACCCTGGAAGATTGCTGCATAGTGTCACCGGAGACCCAACTGATTTTTTAAATGCTGATGCAGGAGCAGTCGATCTGGATGTTAGCGATGGTGATCCGGATGGCATAACTGCGATATTTCCTCCTTTTTTCGGGAGCTTATATGTGGCGAAGCGGTATTCCATTTATAAAATCACACCAATTACTTTTAACGGAACAGCCTTTTTTTATACTCAATCAAAAATAGTAGATGGCGTTGGTTGTAATTCGCATAATGCAGCTGTCGCCATTGAAGGGAATATATTTTTTACATCAGATCGTGGCGTTCACATATTTCAAAGCACTGATAAAGTGGCTGGGATTGAAAGCAATTTCCTGTCTAATGTAATACAACCCTCATGGATTGATGATGTGAATTTCTCAAGATCTAAATATATACAGGCAACTTATGACATTGAATTAAATTCATATCTTCTTGTTTTTCCACCTTCCGGTAGAAATTTACCCAGCGATGCTTGGGGGTATAGCATTCTAGCCGGAAAATGGTATCGCTGGAGAGATTATAATCAAACGGCAATATTCAAATATCTTGATTTTACCGAAAAAAGACCAAAAACAATGGTATGTTCAGATGTTGGAGATTTTGGATTTATTGATAAAAACGTTAAAAAGGATTACGGAAAAGACTACTCCCTTTATATCCAAAGTGGTATCATTGCTCCAGATGGAAGTCCTGATGACAGGTTTAGTTTCCAGGCGATTGCACCGATTTTTGTACCTCAAGCAACGGGAAAATTTACTATTTCTTACAAAATAAATTCAAGGACAATAGATACTCTTGAATTTTCTATGCAATCAAACGAAGATGGAGATCTGCTTGGAGTTGATTTCATAACAGGGCAATCTGTACTTGGAGGTTTGCCTCAAGTAAAAATTGATAAGAGAATAATTAGAGGATACGGAATGTTATATTCATTATTGATAGAATGCACTCCATCTCCAAATTCTGACGAAGATGAAGATTTTGAATTGTTAGGCGTGCTTATTGATGTTGACAGAGTTCAAAAGACTATAGGGGAGGTATCGGCATGACAATACCAGCTTTCACACCAACTGAAAATTATTTAGCATTTAGGATTTTGCGGCAATCGCAATTAAATGCTCTTGCGGCTAGTGTCAAAACTCAATTTGACACATATACAAAATTAAATTTTACCCAAATTGGGCTGGATGTTTTTGGGAATACTTATGATTATAACAATGATGGGTTACAGAGCGTCGCCACTCCATTGATTGATCTTGTAGGGCAACTTGCTGAAAATGAAACAGTAACAGGCAGTTGGACTTTTTCAGGATCAACTGCATTCTCTTCACCAGTAACATCTACATCAACATTTACATCAAGCGGTCAAATGAGATCCCGCGCTTATGTAAATCCGGTAGCTCAAGTGATACCGACGGCGGCTATTACGGCACTTAATTATGCGGCAGAAACTTATGATGTTGGAAGTATGCATGACAATACAGTAAATCCGTCTCGTATAACGATTCCTACAGGAGGCTCTGGAATTTATATTTTTCACGGGCAGGTTAATTTTGCTGCGAGCGCAGTTGGGCGTAGAGATGTTTATATTTATAAGAATGGAAGCAAAATAGCCACGGCGATAGAATTTGCACCAGATGCCGCCGTTACAAGCACTGTTCAAATAAATTGCCATGACTCATGTTCTGTAAATGATTTTTTTGAAATTAAAGTGTTTCAGGATACTGGTGGAAATTTGGATGTTAACGCTGGCGAGAGGACAACTTTTTTTTCAGCTATAAAAGTATGGTAAATTTATGAGTTTAATTGATCCAAAACTTCCAAAAAAATACAAAAATAGCAAAATATTGTATGAAAAAAATCTTGATGATTGGCGCAAGCCGACTGAAGCAGCATTAGCAACTGTCAATTTGAACTTGACTCAACTAATTAGGGATTGTTTTGCAACGGGATATGAATTCGATAATGATGGGAATAATAACCTTTCACAATCCCTTCAAGAACAAATCAATCTTTTGGCGGCCGGAGGGACTCCAATCACAGGAACGACATCTGATAATTTTACAATAAACACAGATGGGAACTCAGCCACTCTTTCAACTTCTGCGTTAACAGCAAATCGAACATTTACATTTCCTGATGTAAGTGGAAATTTTGTAATAACTGAAGGTGCGCAGACTGTAAATGGAGCCAAAACATTTTCTAATCTTTCAAACCCTACAATAACAGGAGTAGCAGGCTTTGCAGATGGCGCAGTAGGTGCCCCATCAATAACTTTCACGTCAGATACAGACACAGGGATTTTTAGAGGGGGTGCAAATGGGTTTAGCTTAGTCAATGGAGGTTCATCATCTATTGATATAGACACAGGAACTGTATTGATTAATAGAGTTTTGGCCGTACAGTCTGGCTCGGCAGCGCTGCCATCAATAACATTTTCAGGTGATACAGATACAGGTATTTATCGTGTTGCCGCTAATGAATTAGGGATTTCGGTTGCAGGAGCAAATTCTTTTCGAGCAAGTTCAAGCGGGATTTTTATTGATGCAACAGGCAGCGCAGGGACTCCATCATTACGATTTAATGATACAGATACTGGGTTCTTTCTAGGGGCCGCAAATACGATAAGCGCATCAACCGGCGGCACACAGAGGTTTCACGTTAATTCAACTGCTTTTTTTCTTGATAGTTTACCTTTAATAATCGACGCGACACAAAGAGCTTATTACGATAGTGGTGGCGACACCTACGACGTTGAAAGCGGAGCCAACGTATTAGACCGCTACACTGGTGGTGTTCTTGCCTTAAGAACCACGGCGACAACTGCGGTAATTCACACCAATTCTACATTTAATACTTCAGGCGAACTTCTTCTGGGTGATGTTGACCCCCCTACTGCGAATTATGGGAATAGGAATGGGTTTGTTAAGGGATGGGTTAAATTTCATACTCTTGCTGCTGGCGGAAATTATCTTGGTGTTATTGTTGATGATTCTTATAATGTTACATCAGTAACCACCGACGGGGGTGGTGCTGCCCCCGCAACAGTTGCTACAATAACTTGGGCTACTGATTTTTCTTCAACGAATTATGTAGTACATGTTCAAGCTGGTAATTTTACTACAATTACTACTTCTAATAATACTTATGTTTATAATCAAGCTGTTGGGAGTATAAATTTTTCTTTCAATGGGGGAAATTTACATACTGCGGCAGATACTGGAGCAAGATATTGGCATATAATAGCAATAGGAACTCAATGAAACTAGGCCAAACATCATTATTGTCAATGGCAATTATCCTGCTTAAGAAAATACCTTATGTGGGGGAATATTATAAAGGACAGGATGAACCTGCCGACGGGGTTAGCCATTTTTGGACTGGTCAAATTGTGACTGGTTGGTTTTCAGTTCTCATGATTTTTTCAAAGTGGTTCGGCCTTGGGATAGTTTTATTTTTTATAGTTCATGTGATTGTGAAAGAAGTTATTCTTGACGCGCATAAGAGGGTTAATCAGCAAGAATGGAAGGCATTTAAAGTTGATATGACTTTGAGAGTGTTGGGATTTGTAACTGCAGCATGGATGCCAACAATAATATTGATTAAATGACTCAATTAAGATCAAATTTTCCTGATTTTTTTGGAACGACAAAATTAAAGAAGGTGCGTATGGCGAAGCCTAAACTGGGATCCGGTGCAAGATTTAAATCTTTAACGAGAAAACTGGCGGCTAAGGGGGCATCTAATCCTAAAGCATTAGCTGCTTGGATTGGGCGAAAAATATATTCAAAGGAAAAATTTCAGGCGATGGCGGCAGCTGGAAGGAAAAGAAAAGGATGACTCCAGAAGAGCAGGAGTACGATAATTTATTACAGGAAGTATCGAATGGGAATGGAGAAGCGTATGCATACCTGGTGACAATGAGTAAGGTTTTTAGGGTATGGGACGATCTTTGGGATCAAGATGCAGAAGCTAAAAAAGAAACAATCGACGAAGTATTTGGGGCGCTCTCATTTGAGCTCAGTAGAAACTCTTTCTACATGGAAAATAGAGCGGCTCTTGAAAGCTTCATATTCTTGGCTTGGAATGCTTGGAAGGATTCCGAGATATGGAAAGGGAATCCTGACAAAATCAAGGGAACATGCGCATGGTTTATCAGAGACTTTTGTAACGAAATTGATGTCTTGGTGGCATGGCTTGTAGGTGGGAAAAATCACGCGAGAAAAATCTCGATTAAATGTCGAGGATATTACCTTAAGAGATTGCAGTCAAGAGGTATGGATGGATTTGTAAAGGAGTAAATTTATGGGATATTTCAGCTCTGAACAAACAAGCGAATCAAAGTCAAAATCTAAAACAGCTCCGTTGTCAGCCGAAGGGCGCGAATGGGATTCCATTTTCCAGAATCTTTTTATGCAGACTCTAGATCAAGGAGGATATGATCCTATCCCGACAGAAAAGACTGAGTATGCAGATCAGGCGAGAGGGACAACCCTTGATGCTCAAATAAAGGATTACCAAAGAAGGCTTGATGAGATTTATGCCAAAGAAGGAAAGACACCAAAAAGGCCTGTATTTATGCCTGGAGGGGGCAGGTTTGGAATCGAAAAGGAACGGGGGCAATCAAGTGTAGAGGCTGAGAAAAAAGATTTAATGAAGAAAATTGATAAGGCGCAGAAGGAATTGGACGGGCTTGGCAAGGTAACTTACACAGATTACACTCTTAAAAAGAGGGAAGATGCAAGGGTGCTTGATGCTATTTCAAAGTATGGGGAAGGGTCGCCAGAAGTGGCAACGGCAAGAAGTCAAATAAAGCAGGAAGAATTAAGTCAAGCGCAAACTCTTGCGGATGTTAACTCAAACTATTTGAAGAGCCTTAAGAAATTTGTTTCTGGTGATTTTTCTTATACAGATCAGCAAAAGCAACAAATTGATACATTCGTTGGGCCTATTAAGGATGTCATATTAAAAACAACGGATGATCTTTTCGCGGAGGCAGCAAGAACAAATACTAATGTTGGTGAAGCCATAAATAAGCTCTCATTTGAAATTGATAGATCAGGATATGACATTTCAGATGCGCTACAAGCGGCTCAAATTCAGGTTGAGAAGTCGGGGGACACTCTGCTTGGAGTTCTTGAGAAAGTAAATACAAGCGCAAACGACAAGGCCAGATTTGAATTTGATTTAATGTCAAAGCAGATTGACCAGCAAACAGCAAGACAGGCCGCCTTGCTTGGTCTTCCTCCTGGATCAATGGCTGAAAAGAATCAGGCTCTTGCGATGAAAGCAAGCGCGCTTAAGAGTATTGAGCTTGGATTGGCCGAGGACTTTCAAAATAAAGCTCTTGGGATTGTAGGCGAAACAGAGGCTGGGAAAAAATCAATTTCACTTGCAAGGGTGCAGCTCGCGGAAAACCAAGGAGCGAAGAGAGAGAATGTTTCTAGTATTGGAATTGGGCTGGCTGAATCTTTTGGAGCGAAAAAGGAGGCTATTACAGGCGTTCGTGGAGATGCATTAATACAGCTTGAGCAGCAAAGACAAGGGCAGCTGCAAGCCACTGGACAGGGGAACCTTCCAGAGATTTTAGCCGCAGGACAGAGCGGGCTAGGTTTCCAGGACGCCAAACTCGCCGGTCAAATTGGCTTGACTCAAGGGATTCTTGGGCCTGCGTCACATGCTTTGGATATTGAGAAGCAAAGAACATTTGCAGAAGCTACAAACAAATCAAAAAATACACAGACAAGCACCCCATCTTTGTTTAGTTCAATATTATCAGGAGTAAGTGCTGCGGCAGGACTTGCTACTGGAGGAATAAACGCCGCATCTGGAATTGGATTGGCTCAGACTGCCAAGGCAAATGCTTACAATCCATGGGCTGGCAGTGTGGCTGGCTAAAGGAGATTATCATGAGTGATATTACAGAATCGGTCAGTCTTTTTAATCAATCAGTAGGCAATCTTGGAGCGTCAATCCATAACTACGGGGCCGAAAAACTTGGGCTATCGGAAGAAGAAAAAAAGAAACAATATAATAGATTGATTGCAGAACAAGTTAAAGAATCCCCGTTGGGGGGCACGTCTGTTGGGAAAGTTGCTTCTCTTGGCATTGAAGGCGGACAAATGACACCCGCTCAAATAGCATCATTCCTCGGGCAAAGCGCTGAGGAATCAATTGGATGGCTTGCTAGAGAATCAATCGGTAACGAAGGTGCGCGTTCATTATTGAATGAAACATTAGCGAAATATAATTTTGTAAAATATAATCAAGCAAAATATCAAGAGGCTGGCGCTTTAGACGCTAAAATTGAAAGAGGCATTCCCGCGGGTGAAAAACCAAAAGAATATAAATATTCAGTTTCTGGAAACGGGTTGGTAACATCTCTTAAAAATCTTAAATCAATCAAAGTGCCGTTAAAAACTCCAGAGGGAAAGGAAATTGGAGTTATTGACATAGACACAGAATCTGATGAGCCACTATCAAATCAGATAGCATCTAAGATATCTTCAGGCGTTGGAGGTTTTCTTGGTTTTGGTAAAACAAAATTCGACCCGCAACAACAGGATGCAATTTACAAATTGGCTTCAGATGCTGTGCGCGGTCAAATATCTAATTATCTTCAGTCTGTTGCTGGAGATGTTTACCTTTCAAACCCGACCAAGCTTGCCTTTCACACAGAAAGGATTTTAGGCCAATGGATGGCTGGGGGGTTTAAACAATGGCAAAAATATTTAAGTGATCCAGAAAAAGGATATATAAATCCTATTGAAGACACTGTTTATGATAGCGTATCTTCACCACAAACAAGTAACAAGATCATCAGGGCGGGGGGGCCAGACGCAGGGATTTATGATATTAATGCGCCAGCAGAACAGGCCGTTCCATTGGGGGCGGTTACGCCAGAAGAGTTTAAGTCTATGGTAGATGAAATAAAAGCAGGGCTTTCAGAAGAAAAACAAGCCTTGATCGATAAAATTTCTAATCCTAACAATATAAAAGCTCTTTATGATAAGTTTAAAGCAGAGAAGTCTAAGATGAAAAAGAAACCATTTTCTGGAACGTCTGGGAAATTTTAAGTCTTAAAATTCAATTTCATGCCTAATCCTTTTGAAAATTTTGACATTGCAGGATTCGCTGAGGATCTTAAAAAAAAACAACAACCACTACTTTCTGAAGAAACTCCCGCTGTTCAACCACAAGAAGCGTACGATTATTTAACTAAAAATCTGGGATATAGCCACGTTCATGCCATTGGGTTTTTAAATAATTTCAACAAAGAATCCGCAGGATTGATTCCTTCAATTCATGAAATTGGAAAGCCTCAAAATGAAGGCGGGATTGGGCTTGCACAACATACTGGGGAGAGAAGAAAAGCGCTTGAAGCGGCGGTGCCGGATTGGAAAACTAACTGGAAGGGACAGCTTGATTTTATCAATCAAGAACCTGACACGCAGAAATATTTAAAGCAGTCTTTTAATTCCCCCGAAGAAGCAAGTCACTGGGTGACTATTAATTGGGAACGACCGGCAAATAAATTTAATGAAGCTAAAAAAAGGGTTTCTGGCATATCATCTTTATTAAGTCAAATCTCAGGAGGAGTAGCCTATGCGGGCGCTGGAGCAAAAGAAGAATCATTTGATGATTATTTGACAAGATTGGCAGCTGAGCAAACGCCAAAAGAAGCTCCATCTAAAGTTTTGCAAGAGATAGGAATATCAGATCAAAGTCTTGATCTTGCGGCTGACAAGGCTTTTAGCTGGGGAGAGTATTTATGGCAACAGATCAAAGAAGGCGCAACTCTTGGGATTGTAGGCGGTGAAATGAGCGGAAGAAATATTGGTGAGAAGGTGATCGGAGGAGCCGTATCATTTGCGGCCAGCATCCCAACATTTGCATTGCTTGCAACAGGGCTTGGAGAGATTACTGGCGGACTTTTTGGTTTGACTAAAATAGCGATAGAAGCATCGAAGGCTGCCAAGACAGCAAAAACAGCTTACAAAATAGGAAAGGGGCTGTCTGCAGCTGCCAAAACAGAAGACGCTCTCGGAGCAGTCGTCAGGCTGCACGGATTAAAGAGTGCCGCTATCAGATCAGCTGCCAAATCCATTGGATTGGAGTCGGCAAAGGTCGCTACTGAAGGCGGGTTACTTGGCGCTGGAGTCGAAGGCATTAAAAGTGCCACTCAAGGCAACGATGCCCAAGATGTATTGATTGATTCTGTCGCAGGAGGAATCACATGGGCGGCAACAGGAGCGGCATTAACACCGTTAATGCACGGAGCTGGCAGTTTTTTGACTCGTGGTAGGTATGCGCAATATGAAAAGGCAGGGGCTGTCATAGGAAGCGATCCTGTCAATATTAAGATTCTCAATAGCATAAAAGAAATGGGAGGAGATGGACTTGCTAATTTTGTATCAAAGGCAAATAAAGATGCCAATCTCCCTGGTGGATATTCCTCCGAGCAGATCAAAGCCTTAAATGCAATCTCCAAAATCAAGAAACTTAATCCCCAATTCAACGCATTCCCTGAAGAGATACTGGCTAATCCGGATATTCTTTCCGGCTACAACAAGACAATGTTTGAAGACATAGCAAAGGCTGCGTTTGATGATCCTAATAATCCGTTGAGTTCATTAAAGGATACAAATCCAAACTTGAAAGCGTTACTTGAGCGCGGTGACTATGCCGGAGCGATAAGTACTGTTCAGACAAAGTATAATATGTTGATGCGAGATTCGAAGGATCTGCAAACCCTTATTACTGGACCTTTGAAATTGGATGCGAATTCCACTGCGGCATATATGGCATCTCGGCTACAGGCTTCAAACAAGAAGTTTGCTAATCTTGAAGGTGGGGATAATCTCATAACAAGTTTCTACGAGACACGCATGAAAGACCCTTTAGGGACTAACCCGACTGTGCAGCAGGAACTTGCGGCAATCAAAGAACAGATTAAACAGGGGAAAATACTTCCTTATGGTGCCAAAAAAACAGTTTCTGATCTGGGGAAGGTAGTGGCTGAAGAAGCTCCGAAGACTGTTAAGCCATTAAAATTCACTGATAAAGATATTTTCAAGATGGAGAATTTCAACCCGACCATGAATTCCAAGCAGGTTGAGATATTGGTTGCCGACTCACTTGAAAAGAACTTCAAGATGATTGCTAATGACAAGTTTAACCTTTCAGATTTATCTCATTTTAACGACCTGGATCAGCTTGCCCGTTCAATGATTCCTCTGAACCGATCAATCTTTAACACCATGGCAGCATCATTTCAAACCGGAGGAGGCAGCCTGTCGGATAATTTCCTTCATATCCCGCCCGAGCTTCAGGATATCACAATTGCGAATATAAAAAAGAATGCTTACGAAATGGAGTTAAAAGATTCTTATGCAAAGTTGCAGATGCTTAAAAAATCAGCTAGTGATCCGAATGTAAAACGCTTTTATAGTGGTATGTCTAAAGAAGATCTCGCTAAGTTTGGCGACGAGGAAAAATTAAAAGATGTTGCGGCACTTCAAAGTGCTTACAAGAACATCGCTGACAGAGTGCGTAAGATAAAAGAGATTGAAGTAAAGCTGAGCGGCAGCGATCCGGATCAACTTGCCAAGGCAAAAGAAATTGCAGGCAATGCTTATCTTCCAAACAGAGAAATACTTACAGAAGTTGGTGAGAAAATGTCAACGCAGGCTTTCTTTGAGAAGTATGGATTCAAGGGGACGCCTTACCTTTTAAAGAATAATACTGAACTCTCAAACTTTCTGCACGGGCTGAACATGTCCGGCCACGAAGTGAATCTGGGGAGCTTCATTAATCCTGAAAGTTTTATTAGACAGACACGAAGACAATTTGGATTTAATAACCCTCTTGAGCAGATCACACGGCAATTTCAGCAGGCCGAAGTCTCTGAGAATATTTTCAAGAACTTAAACACAAAGATTCTTTCATCCCTTGGAATAGAAACTTCTTCGCCGCTTGATGTTCTCACCAGAAAATATATTGAAGGATCCATTAATGATTCACATAAAGAGTTCCTTGCGTTAAGTCCTACAGATAAGGAGAAGGTTAAGAATGCGGCGTCTGTAATAAGTGATTTCTTTGCTGATACAATAAGAGAAATAAACGTTGGCCAGAAGGCAAATAATCTTCCGTTGATTAACATTAAAGAAAATTACGTTCATCACCCAAGACAAATGGAAGGGATTCTAAGTCGCTTTAAGCAATGGGCTACACTTACACCGGAAGAGCAACAGGCGATGGTGGACAAGGAAGGTTATTATGTTCCGAATGCACAGAAAGAGGCTGAAGCGTTAAAAACTTTTGCAGGGTTTGAGAAGAAACGGAAAGGCGTTGCCGATGAAAACTTGGGAGCGATTGAAGGTGCATTGGCGTACATGGATCCGGCAGCGAAACGTATATTCCGGCAAGATCTCATTCGTCAGATTGATGCAGCGAGAGTGTGGGCCGGTACAAACATGCATAAGAATCTTACTGAATTAAGAAATTTATACGTTCTTGGCAAAAAACATGTTGTTGATGAAGCTGTTTTTAAGGGTAAATTAGGGAGCGCTGTTGCCAGGACAATCGATGTAGCTCGTCAGAAGTTTTCTCAATCAGCCTTACTTGGCTCTGCTTCAACGCTTGTCCGTCAGCCAACTTCAATCGCAGCCAATTTTGGACTTGGAACTAAGGAAGCAACTTCATCTTTATTTACGATGTATGGGAAAGAAGCGAGTGAGCGATGGGCAGAGTCAGTCAATAAAAAATTAAGAAACGTCACCACCGAAGGTAATGACCATGTTGAAATGAAAACATTTATTGATAAAGTTAAAAATGGTGTCATCAAAGGCGGATTTAATCAATACAAAGGATTCTTGGAATCAGCGCTTAATATCGCTGATGATGTGGCAGCGCGGCACGCTTATGAGACTGGGTATAAATATGGCCTTAACCAAGGTTTGGATGAAGCTGGGGCGAAGCGGGTCGCGGAGTGGTGGGTGGATGCGACGCAGGCTAATATGTCCAAACTGTCGCAGCCGGAATGGAACCGTTCGGTTTTAGGACGGTCACTGTCTCAATTTCAGACATTTACCACCAATATGTTTGGTACGCTCATCAATGACATTCCAAACATAGCCAATTCAGATGGGGCCGCTAAAGCCATGGCAATGATGTTGAGAGGGTATGCAGCAATTAGTTTAACCAATGAAGTTCTGCGGGCTAATGGGTTCCCTGAAGCGTATGACACTTCATCTTACATTCCAATATTGCCGACTGGATTTGGAATGGGAGTTTCTGGGCCTGTTGGAATTGTTTGGGATGCAAGCAAATATATTTATGCAAGAGCTACGGATAATGATAGACTTAGTAAGGAGGCGAAAAAGGAGCTAACATATTCATCTGTAAATTTAACAGGTTTTCCAGGGGCTGGGCAGATCGCAAAGACATATACATATGCAACATCCAAAGGGGAAAAAGAACCAGGAGGATATGTTTTTGGGAAAACCTACAAAAAACAATTAAACAAATATCAGCAAGAAAAGAAAAATAACAAAAAAGGATTTATCAGAAGAGCGGTTGGCGAGTATATTAAAGGCTATTAAAAGGAGAAAATTATGGCTACTTCACTTACAGTAAAATCAGGATGGAAAACTACAGAATTTTATATTGCAATTCTTACAAGTATCGGGGCAATAACGGCTTCTTTAGCCGGAGTTCTTCCAGCTGAATACGCAGCATTTGCCACCACAATAAGTTCGGTAGCTTATAGCATCTCAAGAGGATTGGTCAAAAAATGACTTTATTGATATTGGTTAGCTCTATTATATTACCATTTTCTGCGACACTTTTCTTTTTACTTAAAAAGCAAAAGCATATTGGTGTTTTACAGGAACAGATCATTAATCTTACAAAGAAAAATGAATTTCTCAATTCTCAATTAGAAAAGGAAATTGAATTAAGTGAAAAGAGAGTCAATCAAATTCGCAACCTTCTTTCTACTGGCAAGTTTAATCATATCGAGCTGCCATAAAACCCCGCCAGTAACGACAATCAAAGTCCCTCCAATTTGCCGTGAATTTCTAAATAGAAAAATAAAAGCTAAATTTATTATAGATAAAGACACGCTTGCCTTTGACGGCAAGCTTCTCGATCTCTATTTAATTGACGCCCATTATTGCGTTGAATGGCTTGTCATGAATGGTCAATAAATTGTAGTCCCCAACTTCTTAATAAGATTATCCATAAACATTTTATCGCAATCAAATTGCCTATCAATGCAGATAATATTGTTAACGTGCATGACGTAAATATCATACTCAAATCCTTTTATATTTAGAGAATAAGGGACCTCGGAATTGTAAATTATCACATCATTTATTTTCACTAATTTCTTTTTGTTTTCCCTGATGTCGTCGCCACAAAATATTGGTGATATGAAAAGAACCCTAGCATACCATGATTCATGTTTGCGGATTTTGTCTCCAGCGGGGTCTGATGTTAGCGGAGTGTAAAATTTATTAATATCAAGCCTCTGAACAACAAGACTGTCTTCATGAATGATATTTAGAGATGCGGCTCTTTGCGTGATCTCATCTTGGCGGAGCTTATATTCTTTAAATTCTTTTTCTAAATCTGATTGCCCATACTCTCTTCTTTCCATTTTTATTCTCCTTATATTTTGACGATAAAAAATTCGATGCGTGGATTCTTTGCATCACATTCTATGCCGTCTATTAGTTTAAGCCTTATTTGCCTATCGTTCTCAAGAACACCGGACCTCTGAAGAAGATCGCAAAACAGAATTGTATCCACATCTCTTCTCCAGTTTTTGTTGTAAACCCTGGCTATCAGAGCCACTAAAATCTTCTTGTCAATAGGATCTCTAAATTTTTGCCTAGCCATTAAAGACCCCATTTGAATCATGAAATAGGTTTCATAGTTTTTAACCTCGTCTTTCTTGAACATTCTTTTGCCGCTTAATCGGTAATTGTTCTTGCCTGATGGCTGGTGATCTAAAATAGTTCCAGAAAAAAGAACGTCTTCAGCTTTGATATGGGAGATAACCTTGCTCCACAGGTTTAACATATTTTCCTTCTTCTAATTGCTCAAAGAAATTCTTAAGCATTTCAGGGAAATTTTTATGATTCCAATCAAGGCAATATCCTGTTTGGATTCCCCACTTGAACCTTTTCGCTTTTCTGCAAACAACATAATCCTCACTATTAAGATGATCGCACAGGGCTTTTTTTGCAGCAGGGATATCATTCCGAAGGTTTTTATAGAATTGTTCCCATGCGGCGTATAAAACATTGAATTGAACCCATAATTGCTTTGCAGGGAGGCCATGTTTGACATCTTCTATATCATTTCTAAACTCATAAAAATTAACATCATTCAATTTCCCCAAATTATACATATTAATAATATCATCCCAAAAAACAGTTAATGCTTGATCGAGTTCAACCTTACTTTCTTTGTCTTCAGCAAAATCTCCAACAAATTCAGTGAAAGTGTCAGAGTCACCCAAAAACACATCACATATACCTGATATAATCGACATTTGCATTGCTGTCCGCGGAGAAATTTTCACCTTTTCATTCTTAAACCCCTGCATATAATCCATAATTGTCGCTAAAACTTTTGGCCATAAAGTTGCTTTATTTGTTAAAATGTAGTGGCCAAAATAATTGAATGTAGATTTGTGCTTGTTGATCCATTGGAACCCTTCATCGGAAGCTCTATTCTTAGAGAAGATTCCGAATTGAATACACCTTGAATTTAGTGCTGCATCATTAGGGGGCTCCTCCCCAGAAAGAATAATCGTTGATCTTGCGGTGTAAGTTTTAATTTCATCTGGATTTTTTGAACCTTTAATTATAGTTGATTTATCATAGATTGATCTCAAGAAAGAATTTTTGCCAGCGATAAACGGATCTCCCTTGTTGCGATATTCCTCAAGCCAGACAGGGAGCATTCCCATTTGAGATGTAATTCGACTGATTCCAACAACAGATGACCCTGAAAATGGGATGCCTTTATTAAGGCTGAATCCAAAAAATGATGAAATCCAGTTCGCTATTGCACTTTTTCCCGATCCGAGCTTTCCATTGAGAAATAAAAACGGGAACGTGTCCCACTCCTTTATAATTTCTGGCATGAAAAAATTTCCAAGGGCCCATCCTATGAGCAGCCTGGCGTGATCACGCCCCAGCTTTTCTTGGAATCTCTCAAAAATATCATTCAATGTAAAACCTGGGTTTTCAGATTCAAGTTTTGGGGCCATTAAACTATCTGATAAATTATCAAACAATTTATATCCCTCTTCATCTATCCATACAATTCCTTCTGAGTTTGCAGGATAAAATTTATCATTATAATAAATGCCATTATCAAATGACCACATTTTATACTTTGCGTTATATCCATAATTTGTTAATTTATTGACAATTTTTCCTGATTGATTCATAAAAATCCAGGCCCAAATCTTTTGGAGTTGTGGGTCTGTCCCCTCATATCGATAATCACCATTCTCATAACAAAACCTAACAAATGACCCTTTTGATGCCATTACTTCAGGTGTAAGTTTTACCGGATTTGAATTGCCATAATCAGATATAAACTGACAGAAACGCTCGGTTCCGTTTTCTCCAAACATGGTATGGTAAACTTTAATAATAAAATTTGTTATTTTTTGAGACCCATTTTCGCTTTTATAATAATAGGAATTAAATTTCTCTTCGATAGGCCCTGGATAAAAGAATTTTTCTATCTTCCGTTCAAGATACGACTTCGATATTCCCTTTAAATCCCATGTATTTTTATATGCATAAGCATCAACGGCCTCATAAAGGCACTTCTTATAATCTTCAGCAGGCATTTTCTTTGCCAAAGCCCCGTCAATATCTATCTTGCCTTGGAACATCCACTCTTTTGGCAGTACTGCGATTTTTGATTTAATCTCTGATTTTTTTATTAATTGAGCCATGACAAAGGCATAGAATTGAGTGTCAAATCTTTTAGTTGGATCTGCTTTGTAGTTGGGGAATCTTGGGTCGTCTTTTATCTCATTATCGAAGCAGATAATAACGTTTTTAACACCAAGCGCAGCTAATGTAAGTTTGAGTTCTGGAAAATGTTCTCTTGAAAACGAAGAAATCCCTGGTACTCCGATTGCAGGGACACCGTAAAGGCACGACGCAACCGCTTTAAATTCAGATTCAGCCAAGACCACCGTGCTAAAGTCGTCGCCACAAATAGCGTGAGGGACATAAGAACGGATGCCTTGCCCCTGAAATCCAAATTTATGAGGGCGAAGATGAAAACAAGCCCCAGAAGGGTCAAGGTACGGTATAAGGATATTTTCGTGACACAGCGAATTACTGATAGCAGCAGGAAGTTGCTTTCTGAAGGCTGCTTCGAGGCTTTCAAATAGTTCTTTACTGCAACTTCTGAATTTAAGAGTGTTAATCGCGTCATCGGTAAATCCCCTTTTTGTTTTTAGTTCTTCCCTGTGCTTGTCAAGCAGTGGCAATTTAGCCAAAAGCTCTTCATAGAATTTAGAGAAATCTTGAGCCATCAATCCTGAATGGTGAAGGCGGGGCTAGCTTGCCCCGCCAATCACACATGCTCGTTTCAATTCGTTTTGATACTTAAACAGGTAAATCGACTTCTGAATCGTTAACAACTTCAATTTTGCCAGCTTTTTTTGCATTCAATATCTGTCGCGCAATAGGAATGATGTTTGAAACTTCTTCATCAGTCAATATAGTGCGTGTAATCGCCTCAGATATCATCATATACTCTTCTTTGTCTTTTGAGATTGTCACCTTTGATTTCAAAGTGTATTTTGATCCGAAAGGAATCATTCTTGGATCATTTGAAATTAGATTCACCAGCGATCTTCCTGCACTATAATTGCTTTTGCGGAAATTAATCATGACAGATTTTATTTCTCCATCTACCAAACAAATTACATCTATGGATTGTTTGCACTTTGGAGTTCTCTTTTCTGATTTAGTCCCCCAGTCCGCATGATATTCACCATAAGGACAATTCTTGCAAAGAATCCCATCCTTATTATGGATTAAATCCTGAGACGAACACAGAACATCTCCGTTTACAGAAATCTTTCTTTCTTCATCCGAGATAATCGTTGGGGGATTTTTTGGAGAAAACAACAGCGAGGCTGATTCGGAAACAAATAACGGAATGATTGTAACCTCTTTCCCGTAGTTCTTAGCCCTTAATCCGCAAGAAAAATCTCCAAGTCCAGAAACGCCAGCCTTGAAATCTTCTGATGTTCCGTGCGTAAGTCTTAAATATGGAATCTTTAAAAGATCTGTGCGGACATTTAAAGCGCTGGAAAACTCACTTTGCAGGCTTGCTAATTGCATTGAGCTTTCTTGTTTGACTGCTACTGCAGTTTCTTCTTTTGACTTTGTTTGCTTTGTTGACATTGTAGGCTCCTTTGTTGGTTTGGTTAAAGTTATTTGACTTTTATGACTTGGAAATACTTGTAAGAAAGACCTGGAATTTTGCTCCCATCACCGTTCTTATAAACATCTCTCGCAATCGCATACATTTTATTTGTATTAATATCCCATCGCATGACATCCTTATATCCATTTTTGGAAAACCAGTCTAAGGCAACATCCCTTTGACTTTCCAGCTCTCCGTTAGGGGTTACGGCCTCTTCTACTTTAATATTCAATTTTGGCATGACTTCTATAATAATACCATGGCAGTCTATTGACGCTCTCTCTGCTCCAGCGATATGAGGACCCCAAACAGCCCTGATTTTGTCCTGCACTTCCATGATTTGCTTGTTGATATCCTTGAGCTTCGCCTCGATAGACTCTTTATCGGAATCTAACAGCTTGAGAGTCTTTGCATAGTCCCCCAAAACACTCTTTAGAGCCTCCGTTTTGTTGTCTTTTTGATCCTTGTAGAGCCCTTGAAGATGGGCTAATTCAGTTAACTTATCTGATGCATTCATTTTTTCTCCTTTTTTTGATTTAATCTTTTAAGATATTTTAAATAAAGATCAACTTCTCCAAGTTTCACAGTCGCAGGATCTCCAGACAATGTTTGATAGCCAGAGCCTCTACATTTATGGCATTTAGAGTGATCGTTCTTTATGTGAAATTCTAAACATCTTTTAAAATCTGCGAAGTTCATTCTATATCCGCAGCCATCCGAGCGAGTCGCATTGAGTCGCCAGTCACGAGGTCTGCACTGTGTTTTTTGTGGTTAAGTATTGCGACGACACGTTCATCAATGGTATTTGAACAAACAAGATCATGATAAACTACATTTTTGGTTTGCCCCTTACGATGCGCTCTATCTTCTGACTGATACCTGGCGCCGTAAGAATAGGAGTTTCCAAAGTAAATAACATTGCTCGCTGCCGTGAGCGTGATTCCTTCTTTGGCTTTGTCAATATTAGAGAGGAAGATGCAAGGTGTTTTGGATTCTTGGAAAGCAACTTCAACAGCTTGACGATCATTGGAATCCCCATCATATAGGAATACTTTATAGTTTTTTGATAATTCTTTGTAGAGCAGTTCATTTTCCGCTCTGTAGTACGTGAAGATAATGACTTTTTCATTTTTTAAATCATCCATAAGATCCATCAGAACATCCAGCTTTCCATTCTCTTTATAGTAATGGGCTTCGCCATTCACATCATAAATAAATCCCTGACAGATCTGCTTCATTTTCTGGACAGCTGCTGCTGCGCTGTTGATAGAGACTGTTTTTTCGTTAATCATTGCGGCAAGGCTGTGCTTCAATAGATAATAGGCATCCGATTGTTCTTTGCCCATCTGACATGGGATTGTTTTGTAGACTTTATCAGGCAAATCCAGGCACTCTTCCTTGGTTTTACGAAGGCACACGCCGGATATCCGCTCGTTTAACTCCTTCAAATAACGGAAACGATATGGCTTTTTTATATCCCGTAGACCGCTAGGCGTACGGATAGTCATGCTTTTAAATTCCACGTATCTGGATTGGAATGCGTAGAAATTAGATAAAAACCCAGGCTTTAAGAAATGAATCTGACTCCAAAGATCTTCAGGGGTATTCGTCATCGGGGTTCCAGTCAGGATATATCTATTTTGAATTGCAGTGGCTAACTGAAGCGCGGCTTGGGTTTGTTGCGAGGATCTTTTGCCAACGCGATGCGACTCATCGAGAACTATCGAGATGAATCCTTTTGCCATTAATTCAGGTTTTAGGATCCTAATTCCTTCGTAGTTGATGACGTAGAAATCAGCGTCAATTGCGAGGGCTTTCTTGCGATCTGCTCTGGTGCCTACTAGGTTTGAGAACTTAAAATCGTACCCGAACTTCTCGGACTCCCTGCCCCAGACAGACACAACCGAAAGAGGGGCCACGATAAGGCACGGAAGTTTTTGTCTATTTCTATGGAGATGCTCAAGGATAGCCGCTGTTTTACCAAGTCCCATTTCAAAAAACAATCCTGCTTGCGGCCTTGTGGAAAGGAATTCCAATGCTTCTTCCTGATGCTTCATTAACGTTATAGACATTGTAAATATTAATACTCAATCAGGGATTGTTTAAAAATGTGATTGATGTATTACTCTGTAACTTCGCTTTGCTTAATCCACTTTTCAAAGATGGCCAACCTGATAAGATCAGACATCGACACATAATCAGGATGTGCATCTTTCGATTTTTGCTCTGCCAACTTTTTTAAAGTTGCTATCCATTCTATCGGCAATCGCGTATTATTCGCATGAAGCGGCTGCTCGGACTCGTTATCTTCTCTCTTGTTTGTCTTTTTTATTCTAGCCATAACGTTTTACATATCATGATAACCGTTTTACGTCTACAACTTTCGTGCCTTCAAATGTAGTTAGCGCCATCATCACTTTTGGGAGGGTATTCATCACGTAATTTGCGTCCATGACTCCGTTCCACAATCGGAATAACTGATGAATGTGGATGCAGCAGGAAGTGGGGTATTTCTTTTTAACTGCTTCATGATCGATGTCGTTGCAGACAACATAAATTGTATTGCCATTAAACTCACACACTAGCATTAGGCGCTTCTCTTCGTGCCATAACTCACCGACCTTGGTATCGAATAATTCTTCAGGGGTGATCGGCTTCCAGCGATCATCCACCCACTTAAAGGACTTTCTGAATCTCAGAGGAATTGCTTGTGGCTCTGACTCAGAAGTGGGATTGTGTTTTTTTGCGAATGTTTTTGCCATCTCAACGCATCTCCCCTAACAGCTTACACCTCAATTCAATATACCCAGCCTGATCCACAAGGTTATCCCTATTATCAGGGTTTGCATATTCTCTTGCCATTTTTAGGCACTGCATAAATTTTGCCACATCTTCTGATGACAAATCATGCCCTGTCCATGCGTTAAAAATTTTAGCCGTTCGTTCAAAGTTATCCTTAAAGTCACCGTGAGATTCGGCGCGTGATCCGTTGACAATGTTGTAGGCTTCTTGAATGACTGAGTTATAGGGGGCCATACCTTATTTTCTATTTATTTTTCGCGCCGCTTTTGAGATTTTATTCCTTGTCCTTAAATTAATCTCTCTATTTTCTTTTCGTTTAATCCTAGTTTTATCTTTTTTCATACGATGTCCCTATAGAAAATACTCGCGTCTTTAGTCACAATTAAATCATTCAAACCCAGATTTGATAACGTCGAAATTCTGGCCCCGTTTGCCGCCAAATGAGGATGAACCGCCCCCCTTATCTCAGCCAAACCCTCAACCATCGCATTGGAATAACTGTCAGCATTCACGCCGGAAACAACACCATCAATAAGACAATAGTTTCCGATAATTCCCGTCTGAACGTTCTTCAACCAATGTCCTTTATTAACGTTCTTGGTTGTTGTTGATACGGCATTGTAAGACGCGCTTGAGTTTACCGCTATCGCGGCGCGGCTTAGCGCAAAGTTTTCATTTTGGTTCAGTTCGAGATCAAGGCAATCAATTTCACTTTTATTAATATAAATATTATTGAGGCCAGTGAGGTTAATCGCGTGGCGGATTTTTCCGCGCATGAGCGACTGAATAAAATAAAACGAACCTCCGGCATTACTGCAATTTATTCCAAGGTACTTATACTTCGTGTTATCTGTGTTTGAAAATTTACAGGCATTAACCCATAACGTTCCAGACGTAGAGCTAATCCAGGGTCGCGTTGCCCGATAGCCGGACACATCAAAACCCAAAAATTCCAAGGTCATCACGCTAGACGGCACCGCAATGTGATGACTGATTAGGTTTTCGAAGCCGTCACTTTTTAGAATGGTCGCTTGTTCTACAATTTTAAATTGCGTTGTCTGATTAAAATAGACAGGCGCGTGAAAATAAAGCGTGTCGGCTGTGTTGCCTGTAATTTTGTGATAATTATAATCGATCCACGACAACGGCGCCACCCTTCCTGACCCGCCAGTAATATAAGCCCACTTATCTTTGAATTGGTCAAACCTCCATGACCCACCAATAACAGAAATTGAATGATTGCTTGAGCTGGTGGCGGTTTTAACTGGAAGCAGTTCTTTTTCGGCTCCCCTTATAATTAGCGGTGATGTGAAAGGAAAATTACCTTCTTTTTCTATTTTAGTCAGATCTTCCCAAACTCCCTCACCCAAATGTATTATTGTTGGCTCTAGCGACTCAAATGCTCCAACCTGATCCACTGCTCGTTGCAATGTGAGGAAAGGGTTATTTTCCGATCCGTCTCCCACTGCCGATCCTGTTTTTGATACATAATATTCAATCATTTATCCTCCTGCTAGGGTGGCTTTATTTTTGAATCCAGCACTCAGCCCAAATACAACGCATATCACCATAAATGTATTTTGCTTGACATGCCTTTAAGCCAAAGGCAGATCCAAGAAACAAAACAAAGATCACCAAACTTATAATTATGTCTTTCTTATTACTCATGTTCATCTCCTTTGGTTCCTACATAATATTCAATCATTTTTCCCCCTATAGGTTTCAATCTCTTTTTGCAGTGCCGCCGACAACATTGCTATTCGAGTTTTACAGTCCATGTTGACATAGAACGTGTCAATATTCTCAGCCTCTAACCCCCTCTCCGGCTCCGGGCTTGTCATCACCAGCATGAGACGATTAGGTTCAGGAATTTCACCGGCCTTAATACTTCTTATGGCCTCATGGAGCGCGTCTTTGGCTGTCCATAAATCAGACCGTTCGTGCTTTTCGGCCATTAATGTGTTCCATGTTTTATTCATTCTTTCCCCTTCCATTCTTGGATTAAAGTAAGGGCTTCATCAGCTAGGCTTACAGGGCTAAATAGAACCACATCGTGCTGTCGCGCAACATCCATCTGAATAATTTCTTTCAGCTTATCAGACACCTTCTCAATCACCTCTTTGACTTCGGCGCAGTGGGGGCATGGCATGGGTGGCCGTTCATTCCGAGGGCACCAATGAACAAGTTCAGTAGATCCGCATTGAGTACAAGCAATCATCTTTCCTCCTTCTCCTCAGCCAAAACTTCCAAGTAAAATGAGACCAAGAAAAAACCTCTGATGCTTTAGTGGTAAAAAATCCCATGCGCCACAAAACCCACAGAATTCTCCAATAATTCATGGTAATGAAATTTTTGCCGACACCTTTTATTAGACCAGTAACGGTAAGCGGTCTTACGACAACGGCATCAATATTAAATAAGGTATTAGTGATAAAAAAACTTTGCGGCCAAGGGTTACAGGGGACACAACGGCCTGATACTTTATTAAACACAACTTCGTTGTAAAGGTAATTTTTGCTGGCCATATTACTTCTCCTTCTCCTCAGCCTGTTTGGTGAGCTGGTCGAGGGGATTAGTGTAACAATTAGGGCACGGCTCCTTACTTATCGTCATTTTTTTATTTGGAAACCTTTCAGATAAAACTTTTATTTCGTCCATGTTTAATGGCAGCTTATTAATGAAGCCATATCCTTTGCAGTAACCACATACGTACTTTTTACCATTCCAATATTTTGCGTGCCTCATTCCCAACCTCCATCCTTCACAAGTTGTTTAGTATCCTCAGTCTCATGGGGTGGGGGTGGCTCTTAATTTAGTAATGGCTCTACCCCATTAATGTATTTATCGATCATGCGCCTTATGTCTTGATAGTTTGCCTGTTTCAGCGTGTCTGCCGTCACCTGCAACCTCATTGGTATCCCATCAATGCTTCCAAATATAAACAGGTCGCCCGTTTTTACATTTAGGGTAAGAGAGTCAAAATTTATGGCTGTAAAATTCA